CATGATGCGACCACCACAACGTACCAGGAAGGAATAGATATCTCCATAGTAAAGTGGGTTCGCTTCATCACCAAACATCTCAGTCTGTCCAAGAGCACGACAAACACTATTGGTATGGTAAGCAATAGCCGCAGCGTTATCAGTTGCGACAGCAGCTGCCGACCATTCTTTTTTAGTTCCGGCGGTGGCATATACACCAACGCGACTTCTCATCATGATGTTAAAGCTAAATAACTGTCCAAGGACACCATTTTTCACATCAACTGTAGCATGGAACGCCAAAGCTTCGTTTGCTGTAAGGGAATCAATAAGCTGTCCGTACATCACCGCGTCACATAAGAGATAACGCCCCGTCTGAGGTACATTGGTAGCATTGAACTTGTTCATCAAGGCCAAGACATCAGCTTTCACAAAAGCCTTACGGTTTCCGGTAGCGGATGGAGTATGTGACAATACTGCAGCTCCGGAGGTGCCAATAGAATTGCCAACGAGTGGTAACCAGCTATAAAGGATAGATTCAGATGCCACTTCAATAATTGCAGCACGATCCGTTCTGATGGCACTTTCCCTTTTATTGTAAGAAAGTTCAATTGTTTCTGCGTTTGGAATGTGGATAGGGGTAGTGGTGATCTCATCCAGGTCAAAGGTCAGATCAGTATCTGTACGTTTGGCTGCAACAGCAGGAAACACTGTCCTGTTTTTCGTTGCAGATGATGCCGCGCCGGAGTTAGGAATATGAACCGTCTTACCTGCAAGTACAAACTCATCTGCATTAAAAGCTTTTGAAAGAAAACTGTTGTCAGCAAATAAGCCTTCAACAATTGAGGACATCCAAATTTCTTTTTGGAGACCCATTCCCAGAGCACCGGCGGGAGCACCTGAGACGAAAGACATCACGAAGGCAATTGCGAGCGCAACAAGCACTCCGCCTCCAACTGCAAAAGACAACAGTCCTCCGCTAAAGACATTTAGCATCAAGGAGCTAAACAGTTTCATTTTTTTCATACAATGATTTTTTTGGGATTAATTTGATTTGGTAATAATTCTTTTTTATTTTAAACCGTGGGCTTATTCCGGCTTATGCCCGTAGCGTTCTTGGAACTTAGTTGCGTACACTTCAGGAGCTTTGTCCTTCAATAGTAAAAGCTTACCACCTTTGTCAAGCTCATCCCACGTCAGCTTCTGAATGTCAGCAAGCTCCATGGTCTGTCCGTTATTACTCATTTCAATCTGAGAGGCTACCGATTTGCGAGGTGTGATGGATGCCAGGGATTTCTTGGCAGCTTCAAAATTGGCATCAAACAGTTCCAGGTACGTATCTTTTCCAGCTGCATCAATACGGCCATCTTTTACGGCAGCATCAACAAGGGTAAGAGACTCTGCTGTTTTTGCTTTAGAGATAGTTGTCTGCAATCCTAGCAGATCAGTTTCAGCCTTAACGGCACGATCTTCAGCGGCTTTCTTATCTGACAATAGCAAGCTGATAGCTTCATATTGCGTGTCAGGTGTGGCCCCGTCGGCCAGATTCAAAAGTTCTAAATAATTCTTTTCCATTTTTTTTATTTTGGGTTCAACAATAAAATCTGTAAGTTTTAGACCTGCATCTTTGGATAGGTCAATCTCTTTACCATCCTGGTCAAAAAGTCGGAACGCGTTATGATTTGCGCCAATGGTCACGATAGAAGCCTCTCGAAGTCTGCACTTGACAATTGTTGGACCTTCCTGTCCGGCAATTTGCAGTATGGAATCATCTGAAGCCTGCAGCTCCACAAGACCCGCTGATGCCATCTTTACAAAACCACGTGTAACTTTACCAATGAGACGCTGTACATCCTTGTCATCGTCCTCATAATCAAAGACAGCATCAGCAAGCAACTGACCACCTTCTTTCCGGATATTCTCCCATCTACCCACTGGCAGATCAAAATCATTATGCCGATAGAGCATGACAGGGTTTTTTTCAAACTGAGATATATCTGCCCCCTCAACCAGTACCCTGACTCCATAGGTCAGGACTGAGTTGTCAAGCAGAATAAATGGGATAGGTTTCTTGTCAGTAGGCATCTTCATTGTGTATTTAAAAATTGTTTCTTGGCGAATAACACTGGCAAAGAAACACCCTGGACAAGACACAAAAAAATAACCTTTTAAGCCTTAAAAGGAAGTCTGTAACCCTTATAAACTTTTTTCCATAGCGTGAGCAAAATCACTCTATTTGCAACAAAAAAGGTATGAGCAAGCTGACGAATGCGCAAAAAAAAGAATGGGCCAAGACTTTGTATATACAAGGTGGACTGACTCAAAAAGACATTGCAGACAAAGTGGACGTCTCACGTGTCACCATGAACAAATGGGTTAACGATACGGACGAGAACTGGGATAAGCTTAAGAAGTCGCTGCTTATAACAAGAGAGTCACAACTCAGTCGATTGTACATGCAGCTGGATGAACTCAACACATCCATCATGTCACGCGACCAGGGCGCACGTTTTGCCAACTCCAAAGAGGCAGACACCATCAACAAGCTCACTACCGCAATACGTAAGATGGAGATTGAGGCCAGTATAGCCGACATCGTAGAGGTTTGCAAGCGGTTCCTTAATTGGCTTCGACCATTATCACCCGATAAAGCAAAAGAAGTCGCTGCTCTTTTTGATGACTTCATTAAAGACTCACTCAAGCGATAATGGCAACAATCATAAAAACATCGGACAGGATAGCCAAACAGGACTGGGATCAGTACTATAAAAGTTATATTGAGTTTTCTTCTGCCAATCACAACGAGACAGAATCTGACAGGAAAAAACGCATAACAAAACTTGAATCTGATTTTGAGCAGTGGAAAATATACTATTTTGAAAAATATTGCTATGCTCCCCCTGCCGATTTTCATAAGAAAGCTTCCAGACGTATCCTTTCCAACCCAGAATGGTATGAGTCCCGTATATGGGCACGTGAGCTGTCGAAAGATGTCGTATGTATGATGGAGACACTTTTCCAGACCCTCAGGGGAGTAAAGAGGAATATCATTTTTATCTCCAACAGTAATGACAAAGCTTGTAATCTTTTGGAGCCATACAAGCTCAACCTTGAGAAGAATGAGCGTATCATCAACGATTATGGTCTGCAACAGATGCCAGGAAGCTGGACAACGGGAGAATTTACGACAACACAAGGAGTGTCTTTTATGGCAGTAGGAGCCGGACAGTCACCACGTGGATCACGTAATGAAGAGGTCCGTCCGGATAAGGTGATCATTTCCGATATTGACACAGATGAAGATGTTAGAAACCCTGATATCATCAAAAAACGGTGGGAATGGTTTGAGAAAGCCGTTTTTCCGACAAGGGCAGTATCAAAAAACACACAATATATATGGCTAGGTAACCTAATTGCCAAAGACTGTTGTGTAGCCAGAGCGGCAAAGATGGCCGACTATGTTGATAAGGTTAATCTTGAAGACAAAAATGGTGAATCTACCTGGCCGGGAAAGAATACCATAGAAAGAATACAGCGTATCAAGTCCAAGATCAGTACCGCTGCTTATGAGGCAGAGTACATGAATAACCCACTTGCTGAAGGTGACGTGTTTAAAGAGATCACGTGGGGTAAAGTTCCTCCTATGTCAAAACTGAGGTTCCTTGTTGGTTATGGAGACCCGGCACCCTCCAACAGCAAAAACGGGAAAGGTTCCTACAAATCAATATTCCTTGTTGGATTCCATGAAGGCATCTATTACATCTATACCGGTTTTCTTGATCATCCCAGTAATGCGGAGTTTGTACAATGGTATTATGACCTGAAAGCGTATGCTTCAGACAAGACACAGGTATATAACTTCATAGAGAACAACACCCTCCAAGACCCTTTCTATGAGCAGGTTTTCATACCTCTTTTTGCAGAGAAGTCCAGAGAACTGGGTTTTATCGGCATCGTTCCGGATGAGCGCAAGAAACCTGATAAGTTCTCGCGTATCGAGGGCAACCTGGAGCCGCTTAACAGACTTGGAAAACTTGTCTTTAATGAAGCAGAGAAAGAGAATCCACACATGAAACGACTGGAAGAACAGTTCCTTCTTGTCAATGCACAGATGAAAGCCCCCGCCGATGGTCCCGACTGTATTGAAGGCGCCGTTTGGGTCATCAATCAGAAAAATGCAGCTATGCAGACAGATAGTTTCACACTTGGCCGTAAGCCACAAAACATAAAAAAACGCTTTTAATTATGAAACAGCTATTTCTCCCATTTAAGAAGTTCTTTATCGGTTGGTATATACGTTACCAGGGAAGACCATCCAAACTCCAAAAAGCTATCAAGTTGGCAGATAAGATGAAAAAAGATACCAATAAACGGTACCGTGTTTTTTTCTTTGGTTACAAGTACAGGGTATGGACACGCCAGGATATTAAAGACCGTAAGAACTCAGGTCTCTTTAAACGCTTTTTAAAGCCAGGTGTTGACTTTGATAAAATAGCCTTTTACGACACCGATCTGCAGAAAGGAGGCACACCATGCCGTTCATAACAGCCACCGAACTAAAGACTCATCTGTATGCTGAAGACATTGCTATGATCAGCAGGGATGATGACACGCTACTTGTCGCAGCCATTGACGGAGCTGTTCAGGAAGCGAAAGGATATCTATCTGCATTTGACAGAGCAGCCATTTTCAGCGCCACTTTAGCAGAAAGGAATGCACTGCTACTGATATTTGTTAAGGACATTGCCGTTTGGCATTTCATAAACCTATGTAATGCAGGTAGCGAGCTGGAGGTAAGAAAGTCACGCTATGACAGAGCGGTAGACTGGCTAAAAGCTGTACAAAAAGGGAACGTATCTCCTGATCTTCCTATTGCATTAGATGCATCCGGAGAGGACTCCGGTGACCTGATAAAATTTGGAAGTAATCCACAACGTAATCAACACTTTTAAAATATGGCTAAGAAAGATGAAAATAAACAACTGATGATAAGTCAGATTGTTATCAAACCACCGCAGCGAAAGACTTCAAATGTTGGAGAGTGGAGGTCAGCACTACAGTCCGCTGACCAGGGGCGCGTTAAAAAGTTGTTTGATCTTTATGAAGACCTTCTCATAGACGGTATCCTGAGTGACGCCGTGGGCAAACGTATTGATGCTGTCACCAATTCGCCTATTACCTTTGTCGATGCACAGGGAGAGGAAGTTGAGGACATTGTAACACTAATTGATACACCCGCCTTTGAGGACCTACTGACAGAGATCATGCATGCACGGTTCTGGGGTAGATCAGCTATTGAGTTTGATTTTAAAGATGGCTTCTCCGTTTATGATATTCCAAAAAAGCATATTGATATTATCAATAAACAGATACTCATCAATGAATTTGACAGTACTGGCATACCATACGAGCAGGATGAAAATATCCTTGTCATTGGAAAGCGCCGTGATTTTGGCCTATTTCTTAAGACAGCACCTTACGCTATCTGGAAACGCGGGGGTTTTGGAGACTATGCACAGTGGCTGGAGATTTTTGGCATGCCACAACGTGTGGGTAAGTATTCATCTTATGACCCTGAAAGCAGAAAACTACTGGAGCAAGCACTTTCACAAGCTGGTTCTGCACCC